TGGAGACTCAGTAAGCCGAGAAACCTTGACGAGCGCCATACATAATGCGACTTGACTAGGTGTAATTGGATGGTCGAGGTATGCCGACCACAACTCACTGATCCTTTTATGGTTTGTGTAAGGGTGACCATAGACCGCTCCCCTTGTATGCACCAGATCGACAACATTAGCCAGCAGCTTCTCAGTTTTTGTCATAGTCAAATACCTCATCGGTTTTAACCTTGTTTTGAATCATACGTCGGTGCATGTCCCAGCCATCTTTACGGCCTCGCCAGTAATGGGTTTGTTTCATGTCATCAATACGCATAAGCACCAGCCAGTACGCCATGCTTAGACCTATAAATAAATAAACTGCAATTTCCATAGTCATTTGTAGCCCAATCTGTGCGCACATACTTTGTGGCACAGGCATAGTGTTGCACCTGTGGGTGACTTTGTGGATTATTTAGGGCTGTTTTATTATAACGATTAGATAACGTTAATATCTTCGAGGTCGTCGATATGGTCATCGATCGTACGCTCTGGGTAATCGTGATTAAGCCCCATAGTGTCTGCCTAAAGCTGTAAATGAGCCATCCTTATTTACTGGCACCAGGGTCGGTGTCAGGGTCTTACCGCTGGCTTCTAGTATAGCAAAGCCCATCTGCCAATTTGCGCTGTTATAGCGGATATAAGAGGCTTTTTTGCGATCCATAAGGTTACCTACCTCTATGCCATATAAAGCCCTATAATGGCCGTTTACGCCCTCTGAATAGGCACTGGCGCCCAGCCTATGACTATGCCCAGCGACTACTGATTTACCAAACTTCTTGGCCAGATTCAACGCCGTGATTCCAGCGTGCTGGCTCATGTTGCCTTCATCGCCGTGACACAAAACCCAGTCAGGGTGGAATTCATAAGCTCGTTTATGGTAAGTCATGCCCATCTCGGCAAAGCCCATAAATGCTGGATATTGCAGCTCTGGTAGGTTGATTAACCCAGGTACTTTTAGGAGAGTGTTATATAAGCGATCAGTATGATTACTGCGGATAATATGCATCTCTGGACTGTACTCACCGAGATCCCACAGTATTTGCTTGCAAATCTCACGATCTGTATGTAAGTCCTCTGAGTAAGCCAAAGGTGTGCCTTCAGCCCACTTGCTAATTGACTGGAAATCAATCTCATCCCCGACCACCAATACAGAGTCAAACTTCTCACGCCTTGCCAACTTCACTACATTTTTCACAGCTGCCTCGTGATGGTATGGCACCTGCAGATCGGATATTACTAGCCAACGCTTAATCTTCATCCTCATCGTAATCGTCAAGTGGATTTTTTATTGGATCTTTAGGATCGACAATCCAATCAGGATAACTTGACCTATCCATCGCAAAGGCCAGGGCTGTGCCTTCATCCATTCCAGATTTACGGCAAGCCATATAAACTTCATTAGCTGCTATAGCCCAGTAATCCAGTTTAGTTAGTACAGGCTCTTTAGTAGTCCTGCGCTTACGCACTGGTTTTTTCTTTGCCTTGCGTTTAGTAGCCATAATTAAATTATGACTTACTGATTAACACAAATAGATCATCGACACGCTTCTCTAAACGTGTTATCTGATCCTTCATGCTTTGGCCACCATTAGGCCTTAGCTCGTTTAACCAGCCTTTAACTAAAAAACGTAATCCGATTAGCACGCCTGATAGCACGGCGATAACGCCAGCGCCAAAGCCAGCCCACTCTCCAGGGGTCATTTCGCATTGATGCCGTAGTCTGCTTCTGTGCCAGAAGTAGGATCAACAGCCTTGACTATTGGTGCAATTATCGCACCTAATAATGTTGCATAAGCAGGGTGAATATCAGCGACAATAGCGAGTGCCACTGTAATTCCACTAGCTGCCACAGCTCTTAAATATGACTTAATTGCTGCCTTGTGTTTATTTGATAGTTTCATATCTTGCCCCCTAGTAGTGGTATGTCAAACGGCTTTCCATCTGTGTCGCCTAACTTTGTAAAACTTATATGTATATGTCGATAATGACCATTCACCCCACGATACTTGCGCCATTTCCAGTTTAATATCTTGCTAGCGATGTGTCCGTTATGGATGACGTAAGATAAACGTTTATCGGTTTTGCCAGCGACTCTGATTTGGTCAGCCACATAAGCACTGATCCCTTCGGGTGAACCCAAGCGAGAATCAACATCAATGGCTCTGACCCATCCATTCTCGTCTGGACAATGATCCGATTTTCTGGCGGCGTGACGGCTATCGCCCACCCACCCATCACTGGCAGTACGCCTATCTGGAAACCAGGTATCAACTTGCTTCCGTAACTGCACGCCAGCTGCACATAATTTAGGCTTCAATTTCGATCCAACTTAATGTTGATTCATCCCAAAACACATTACCTTCTGGCTCTGGTGTTGGTGGTTGCCAATTAAAATTTTCATCTAGCGACCAAGATGCGTAAGGTTGTGGCGCAATAAATATATCGGCAACTGGATCATAAGAATATCCAATACCTGCATATTGTTTGCGAATTTTATGATTGTATGAAGTGCGCTTACAAACTTGACCTCTAAAATTGCCATACCAAGTTTCAGGATCTAACCCTTCAATCAACTCAGTTTCATCAATGCCAGTAATCACCTCAGTAACTACATTGTTATTATCTAAAAATGCGTAATGTGCCATAATTACCAGCTCACTGTTCCAGTGCCAGCGGTAAATTGATAAATTTTATTACCACCTGAAACACTTTGAGAATAAGTTAAACCTGCGCCAACAGTTAAATCTCTTTTTGTTGAATCATACGCAATAATAACAATACCGCTTCCGCCGTTGCCGCCGTTGCTAGGAGTTATGCTGATATTTCCACCGCCACCGCCGCCACCACCGCCACGATTAGCTGTTCCAGCAGTAGCAGTGCCACCGCCACCAGTAGTTCCAGCACCGCCTCCACCAGTTCCACCAGTTCCAGCAGTACCACCATTTGATCCGCCACCGCCGCCACCTGCATAAGTAACAGATGATCCACTTAATGAATTTGCAGTGCCATTACCGCCATTACCTGCTGTAGTGCTACCAGATGGATTTCCACCGCCAACTGCTGAGGCTCCGCCACCTCCACCACCAGCACCATCGTCTGCTGTTGTTGCAAAACCTTGTCCGCCATTGTTACCTTGGCTTGGCGAAGCGCTTGGGGTATTACCAGTACCACCTGTACCAACTGAACCACCACCACCGCCACCGCCACCAGAACCACCATTTGAGCCTATGTCATTGTTGTTACTGCCACCACCACCGCCCCCAGCACTTGTTATAGTACTGAATACAGAATTTTCTCCATCTGAGCCCTTAATTGTATTATCTCCAGAACCTGCGCCACCTGCGCCAACAGTGATAGTGTAATTTGTGCTAGGACTAACGCTAAAATTTGTAGCAGTTCTAAATCCACCACCACCACCGCCACCACCACGTCTTCTTCCACCACCGCCACCACCTGCTACTACTAAATAATCAACAGTAGATGGCGCAGGGATTGCAGTTTTCTTTGAAGTTAACGCTGATAATATATTTAACATTTATGCTAAAGCCCCAATTACATACCAAGTATTTGCAGCTGTTTTAACACAGGCTGCTGAAGTGTATTGTGCTAGTGTCGGTTGTGCCGCAGTGGCTCCAGCGCTTAGTACTGTCGTAGTGCCAGATGTAACTGCTTTAATAGTTACTAAATTTGCTGCTTGATTTAATACTGTAATAACTGTGCCTATCGGGAAGTTATAAGTAGCATCGGTTGGTATTAAAAAATTAGCAGCAGAAGATTTGTTCATTGGTATTAACTGCTGGTACTCGTCACCGCTACCTACTGTGTAATCTGCTGTTTTAGCAGTTTGTACTGTAAATGCTGGTAATCCATTCCACATTGTGCTGGTGACTACATCACCTGTATTGCCTGGCCAGGTTGGCATGTTTTCTCCTTAGTAAGATAAGACGTTTTGTCCCAAGACACCGTAATCTACGTTGCCTATTATAAACCCATCTATGACAGGTTCTAGCGTTGTAAACACCACCCTAAAGCTATTAGGTGTGATTATGTTGGATACGCCAAAGATTTGCAGTGTTTTCTCCAACTTGGATCCACCAGGCTGAGTTGTGATAACTGTAATTGGGTCAAAAAAATCTAGGTTTAGAGCTGCGACTATGCCTGTATCGTAGTTAGGGGTGTATAGGTCTAACTCGATAGCATCGCATCGGATGGTGGTCTCAGCTCTGCTGGCCACATAAGCCCTGGCATAATCTAGGGCTACAGCATCGGTCTGCATTAGTAAATCCTGGGCGTTATATGAGTGAATAAAGTATTTATCAATAGAGGCTTGATTGCTGGCGGATTGCACTGAGCCGCCTAAACGATTTACCTGGGCGGAGTTGAAGATAAGTGTGTCATCTAACTTCCACATAGCATTGGCATATTGGATACCAGTGCCATCATCTGCAAAAACTGTAGGGGTGCCACCGATACTTGCTGTGGCTGTTAGCCTGTCCTTAAACACAAATGATCCATCAAAGCCTACATATATTGAGCCATACTCTGACTGGGCAACAGTTTGCATTGCACCTAAAGCTGTGCGTGCTGTGCCTGGGTCATTCTGTAATGTAGTTTGACCTGGATCGATTTGACGTTGTGATAATGGCCAGTCGATCTCATCTAATATCTCGTTAATACGTGTGCCTGATAAGTCACCAGCGCTGGCACCTGTAACTGTCGAAATCTGTGCATTGTAAGCAAGGCGCATAGCATCTACAGCTGTAATAGTTGTATAGGCAACCTCTGTAGCATCTTTCGGCTGTGTGTTTACATAGCTTGTAATAAAGCCTGAGAATAAAGGATAAGTAACGTTGTTATAGGTAGCAGATATGCTGACCTTTTTCATTGGTGTTAGTAAGCCATAATAAGGCCCAGTTGGGTTAGTTGGGTTAAAATCGCCATTTTGATCTACAATGCGTAAAGTTAATTGGCCTGTTTGAAATTGATCGTACAGTGCATTACGGCCTACTGTGGTTTGAATAAAATTTATACGATCTGATACATCAACAATAACTGCTACTGCATCAGCTAATACGTTTGTGCCCAATACGCCAATATCTAATTGCATGGCTGGCGCAGTGCTAGGGCCAGTTGAGAAGTTGATGGTGGCGTTAATTACTGGTACTGTCATTGAAACGCTATCGATCCTGCAGGTATTATGGAGCCATTACCTAATTTGCTAATTTCACCTAAAGCGTTTTGAATATAGATAGACAAGTCTTGTTGGTTGGTTAATACTGCGCCTGTGTTTACTTCTACCTTTTGAACCACTACACCTGGTGTTGTTGTGGCAGTTGGAGTACTAGGCGCATAAATAGGATTTAATGGTTGCCCATATCTACCTGTGCCTTCTAAAAATCCTTGTGCTTCTGCAGCTAATCTTGAACTCATGCCAGCCATGGCCCTGGCTCCAGCGACATCATTACCCAGCGCCAAAGATTGTTGATAAACATTTCTAAAAATTTCATCAAACTTATTCGGTAAAGTGTTAAGAGTGTTGGCAGCATTATTAGCAGCATTGGCTAGCGAGTCAGTTGCACTCTTAGCCAGTAATTCTGCATTGTATTTTTTAGCCAAAGCCTCGTTATTATCTAGAATGGCTATTTTGGCCTGTATGCGTAATTTAGTCTCAGCGTCGGTGGCCTCGTTTAATGCCTTCATTAGACCTATGCGTTCGGTGTCAAACTTTTCAGATAATTTATCTACTTCAGTTTGCTTCTTGTTTTTGGCATCTAATAGCGCTAACTCTTTTTTCTTCTGCTCTGATAATTTGTTTTCTAAGCGTAGTTGTTGGCCAAAGATACGAGCAGAGGCTCTGCCTTGTTTGTTGTCGGGTGCTGTGCCAGCTCTTTGTGCTGCGCCTATCTCTGCGAAACCTGCAAGGTAAGCACCTAATACTGGGATGTTTTTAACATCGAATAAAACATTACCTACTTTGGTATTGCCCATCTCTTTTAACTTGGCAATTAAAACACCGACACCCACAATTGCATCTGCTGTGCTTTGTGCAAAGTTGTTCATAGATTGAGTGGCTGTAGTAATGCCTGTGTCTTTGCCAATTAAAGATATGGCATCTAATAAGCCCTTGCCTATTGTTTCTCTAGCATCTTCAGCAGCTACAGTTAATAGATCCATTTTGCCAGCATAAGTAGTTAATCTGGCTTGTGATTGTCCTGTAAATTTTTTGTTTAACTCGCCAAGGATTTTGTCCATGTCGCCAGCCTTTAGCGTGGCTTTGCTTATGCCAGCACCTAATCTGCTAAGGCCTGTGGTATTGCCTGAATATGCACGTGTTAAGGCTGCGCTGACCTCGGTTAATGATTTACCTGTGGCTGCGCTTACATTTAGAGCCGTGCTTAATGCTTCTTGACTTTTAGTAATTGAGCCTGTAACTGTTAATAATTGCTGGAATGCTGGGCGTAATTGATCGTCTAGTACGCCTGTAGTTTTTTGTAAGTTTGCTATGTAATCTTCTACAGCTGGAGAGCTAAAGGCAAAGCCAGTATTACGTAATTGCACCTCTAGAGATTTAGCGGCCTTTTCATCTTCCATAAACGCATTAACAGCCTTCTTGCTAAATGCAAGCAATTTCTGAGCTGCAAACACGCTGGCAAAGGTCTTGCCTAATTTGTTAATGGTTTGCTCAAAGGCTGTAATTTCTTTCTTGCCTTTACGTAATCCTTTGTTGTCAAAGGTGCTGACTGCGCTGACAATCAAATTAGCCATTATGCCGCCCTTGGTAACGTAGTTTTGTTGTTAAATTCTGTGGCTACTGTATTAATGGCTTTAACTACAGCTGGTATAACTTTGTTAGATTCTTCAAACCAAGCTCTATAAATCAAACGGCCTTGCTGTTTGCCTTCGCCCTTCATTTGACTAATTGACTCAGCAGATTCTATAAATTGAATGCCAGCATTAGGGTTAAGGCTTTGTGAGTTAGGTGCGCCCCTGCGGTTTTTGCGCCCAGCAGTTTCAAATATAGCGCCAGGTGCAGATATGTTGGCCACATAAAATGCAGCAGCAAAGCCACTGCGATTGCGCCGATTTGTGCCAGCATTGTATTTGATTAAATTTTTTGCCAGTGAATAGTCATAGGCTGGAAATGCCCGATAGTTAATAGTCTCACTAGATGATGCGCCCTTGCCCCAACCACTTAGCACTTGATCTTGCTGAGGTAGATAGCCACGTGCTTTATCTCGGACAATAAGCATCGCTGTTTTAATATCTTTAGCCATCTGCTTATTCAGCTCTGGCTCTACTTCTCTCATAGCCTTCTGGAGTTGCTTAACGCCGTTTACTACGATTGGCATTTCGAATCTCCTTAGCTCTGTCGGTTAGCACCTGTATAATTGCGCCATACATTTCGCTATCCATATCAATAAACTCTCTAGGCGGTATCCCAGTCTCCACGCTCAGTTGAGCGATTGAGTAGAGAATCGATGACCGCTCGATTATTTTTTTTCGTCATCCAATACTTCTACTGTGTCAAGTGTGTCAATAAACTCCACACCCCACAAAGGTATCTGAGCACCAGCCCTGCGTAAGCATTCATAAGCCAACCAAAATATCTCGGTCTGCCTCTCATGCTCACGCAAGACTTTGCTAATACCTGATCCGTACTTCTGTTCGAAAGCGTACTCGACACCTGGTGTTATCTTGTGTTCGGAGACTTCACCATTAGCCCTTGTTATCTTTAGCTTTGCCATTATTACTCCTTAATTAAAATGCCACCGATGATGACACTGTAATTGCGGAGTTTACAGTAAAGGTGATGCTTGATGTTGCAATTTCAGCCACGCCACCTTGACCGATTGGGGTCAGGTTATTTACCAATACTGAGAATTGGTAAGTTGGGTTTGTTGCTGATACTGCTGTGCCCTTAACAGTAATAACTGATACTGCTAGGGTCTTGCCAAAGGCTGCGCTTAGTGTCTCGTTTACCTGAGATGCTGCCCAGTCATTGATAAAGTCGATTGTAAAGGTGCCTGATTGTAGTCCAGCCACAAACTTATGAGCTGTATCGCCCATCGCTGTAACCTCTAACTCATCTACAATCTGGTTAATTACGGCATTAGTTACGTATGAGCTAATGTCGATTGAAGGTACAGTAGGAGCAGCGTTGGTAGCCAACTTCACTCCTACGTTATTATTGAGATATATGGCCACTGTTATTCCTCATCTTTCTTAGTTTGTGACTTGCTTGGTGTGTCTTTAATTTGGCCTGTTTTGATTAGCCAGGCTACATCTTCTTGGTTACTCATTTTAACTCCAGCTCGTTAGGATTGATACTGTTATTTCCGATGTTAATAAATCTCCACTAGCTGCGTTAGTTATAGCTGGAGCGGAGACACTTGATATATTGTAAACCAGGGTTGATGCCGCTAGTTTGGTTACTACTGCCACTATAAAATCTTCTATGCCTTTTAGGTTGCCCTGATTGTCAAATGCAGGTGCGGTTATCAAAATCTTAAAATTAGCCAAAGGTGAGATACCAGTCTGGCTATTATTATTTGGTGTGATATAAGGGTCGCCAGGAGTGACCACCACGCTGTTTGCGAGAAGTGTGCTTGGCGGAAAACTAAAGGTTGACCAAACTCCATTATTAGTTAAAGCTGTGGCTAAGGTGCCACGTAGTGTGGTTATATCTGCCATTAGCCGACCAGTGATGCTGGTGCTGAATAAGGTTGGATGAGGCCTCGTACTCGATTTATAAGCTGATAACCCATCCGATAAGGGCTAGCGCTGACCCCATCCATACCTACCCCACCAGTTTGGCTCACTTGACGTGCTTGCCAGATATCAACGGCAATAATCATAGCCGCTTCCCGAATAGCGGGGGTTTGCGCATAATCGACCTCTTTAGTATCTTGCCCAGATGCTTTACCGCTTGGAATAATGCGATGGAATGGATCGTCTGCGTGTACTTTTGCAAATTGAATAAAAGAATATCCGTTAGGGAATGAATAATTATTAAAGAATGACCAGAATGCGGTGCTAATACTGACTGGTATTGAAATGCCAGGTATTGTGCTGGTGATTGTGTGTTGTCCACCATAAATATGTCCGCAACTTTCTATGGTTACGCTTTGATCTTTCACAAAAATGCCTGGGTTTGCTAATACTAATGTGGCTACGTTGTTTTGTAATCCAGCGGCCACTACTGGTGCATCGTTATACCACAAATACTGTTTGAGCAGGTCTTCACTTGTTTGGCAGACCTCTTCCACCACAGCATCAGAATAGAGAGAGCCTATTCCAAGATTAGCTCTCAGTTCAGCTTTGGTAACAAAACTAGCTGGCACTCTCTACTCCTTTGCTAATAGCTCTCTGGGGCTAGGGCTACTAAACCCCAGAGATTACTGATTGGTTAATGGGTCTTATCAGGTCTTCTTGTACTTGATAATTCCGTTAGGCATCTTGGCGATTGTTGCCATATATCCGTAGATTGCTACCTGTACTTGTAGGTTTGATACTACGTTAACAGACATATAAGCCTGTGGTGAGCGATATACAGTAAATGCTTCTGGTGCAAGAATTACAGCAGAATCATCATCAAATGTAGTTGCTGAGAAGTTCTTATCTACGTATAGATCAAGTCCTAATACTGAACCACGGATTGATTGTGGGCCAACTTGGCCTGCTGCGTTCATTGGTTGCAAAGCGTTAAATACTGGTCGCTTTGTTGTATCTTGTGCACCGATCAACGCACCCCATTGTGCTGGGTTAGCGATGTAATTCTGTGCAAAGTAACCTGTATTTGAGTAGATAGTACGTGCACCTTCTGTAG